CACCAAATAGCCCGTTAGCCGATAAGCCAGTTCCAGTAACGGCCCACTGTGCAGCGTTGTTATCAACACCAAGAAACGATGCTCCCGTTGAATAGATAGCCCCTGTACGGCTTGCATAGTAGCCAGTAGCGGATGCCCCTAGTTTTAGCCCAAGGCTCACATCGGCGGATGATACGCCGCCTGCGATAACGATTTTATATGCGTCATAAGTTGCATTAAAGGCAGACGATACGGTCACGCTAGACACTGCCGAACCGATAGTTGCGCTAGTTACATATACCAGCCCTGCATTGCCTAAATAAGTGTTGGTATCGGCAGCGGTAAGCACCGATCCAGCCGTGAAAGTTTTAACTGCCATTATGGATAGCCCAATCTGTTTGTGTCCAACACGCCAAACGCGGTTGAATCTAGGGTGAACGGTGTACCCAATCTAGGCGACAGATACAACTGCACACTGCCTCGGTCGGGGTAGAAAGAAGCGGTCACGCCAACAACTGTACCAACTGCAGTTGTACCTCGGAAGGTAACCGACACGGGTTGACCAATGACCGTGTTTCCCATTCCTACTTCTGGGATTTGCGCTAGTTGCATGCAAGTTGAAGAGGCAATGGTGTTGGTTGAAATGGTGAAAGGGACTGGGGTTGTCTGACCCGAAAGTAACGCGTAAAGGTATGCGCTGAGGTTTGACCCGTCCCCCGTTGTTTCGTTGAATGTTTTGTATTGCAACGCGTTAAAAGGTACTGTCCCTGAAGTAATGGAACTGGCAAGTCCTGCAGGTTCAACCTCAATCCAGTTGAAAGTGTTTTGAAACGATGACACATATTCAAGGTTGGTATAGGCGTACCCAGTGCCGGTATCGGTAAATGTTGCGCCAGCAAATTGACTTCCTGTTGGAAAGAAAGCAATGCCCACTTTTCCATCCACGCGGTCAATTTTGTAATCGTCTACTGTTAGTTGGGCAGTGTTGGCAAGTTGACTAATTGCCTCTAGTAGTGATCCTGTGTAGGTTTGCGCTGAAGCCCTGACGCTGTTTCCTTGAAACTCACCAAACGGCATGCCTTGAAGAACCAAGAGAGCAATGATGACGTCGGAAACAAGCTGCGCCGACCATGTTTGATTGTTGAGTTGACCTGTGCCCAATGTCCCTGTGCCACCCGTAGCGGTGATGGTGATTCTGTCGGAAGGTGTTGCGCCAGTTACTGTGTTGTACGGGAACGCGTAGGAACGCTGAACATCGGTGATACGCCCCTGAAAGTAACAAGGTGAGGCGTTGGTGTTTGTGTCCCTGACGTCAATGAATTTTCCAACGCTGAAGGTTGTCGTATTGGTTGGGATTACTTCAACCGTTAAGACTGACTGCGATAGTGGGTCTTGGAATCGTTGACGCCCTCGAGAGATGTTCACCGATTGAACATTGCTAATGGTTGCCCAACTGCCAGCGGTTGCCTCGTAGTTGACTACTGGCGCTGTGTACGGCATTAGGCGCTGACCCTGATAGGCACAGTGCCGTTCATCTGCATGTAACGCCTGAGGGCGTTGACGACTTGCTGAGGGTCTCCTCCGTTGACTTGAATGGTGACGTTTGTATCTCCACCCATGCCCTTGCCAGCGTTAGGGCCACTGAGAGGGATGACGGCTTCAGGGCCGCGCTCACCAATCATCGCAAGAGTTGGGGAAGTCACAATGCCACCGGCAGCCAACATCGGGATGTTAGGAACATCGAATCCCTTACCCCCAATACCAGGCACCCAACCTGGAACACTGAAAGACAACTTGCCAACCGTGTTGTTCCACAGTCTTGCAATGCCGTTGAAAATACCTTTATAGATACCTAACACAAAATCTAAGTAACCCTTAATGAAATCAAACCCGCCACTTACTGCGTTCTTAATAAATTGAAACACGCTGTCAACAATGTTGCGAAACCCTTCAAATTTTTTGTAAGCCAGTACAAGACCAGCGACCAAGGCAACAATGGCAATGACTACTATTCCTATGGGGTTTGCTAGCAGTGCTGTATTGAGTCCGACTTGTGCTGTTGCGGCGGCAGTGGTGGCGGTGGCTTCGGCAGCTAGCGCGGCGGTAGTTGACCCCGTTATGAAACCAAACACGGCTGAAGCCGCGCTTGCAATCGCTGTTACGGCAGCAGATACTTTCATTGCGGCATTAACGGCAATAACGGCAGTTGCAATACCACCAATGATGCCAGCAATAACTAGAAACGCTGTTTTATTTTCAGTAGCCCAATCAGCCATTCCCTGAAGCAATGGCAAAGCCTTCTCGATTACAGGAATCAGTGCAGCGCCGATGCTTTCTTTAGTTTCGTCTAGGGAAACTCCAAGTCGTTTGAATTTGCCTTGTGCCGTGTTGGCTGCAGTTGTAGCTGCGCCTCCGGTTGTCTCAGCCATTGCAGCCATGACTTCTTCAAACGATGCTCCGTCCTTAATCATCTGGCGGAGTTCTGGCGACAATTTACCTAAGGCCGCAAGGTTGCCTCCGTATGCCTTAGCCAAGGCGTCCGTAACGGTAGCCAACGGTTTGCCCGTAGAGGCTGCAATGTCCATTGCCGCAGTGGCAAGTTTTTGTGCCTCAGTTACCGACCCTGTGGCCTTAACCAATTTAGAAAGCACAGGACGCAACTCGTCATCGGTAACTCCCAACAATTTGCCCTGGGTGCTGATCCAAGCCTCATTTGCTTGAATCTGTGCATCAGTAGCGCCAGTAGTCTTTTGAATGGTTGACGCCAACAATGCTTGCGCTGCTTCATCTTCCATAGCGCCTTTAGTGGCATCGAACAATGCAGCACCCAAACCAGCAAGGGCGGCAGCTGCAGGGATGGCTGCTTTTTTGATTGCAAATTGTGCTTTTTTGCTAGCGCCCTCGAGATTTTTAAACTCGTTAACTGCTTTAGATATTCCTTTTCCGTCAAAGGTTGTGACAATAGGTATTGCTAGCGCCATTAGTTAAGTTCCTTTTGTACGAGAGCGATCGCATCCATTGACGCATTAAGCATTTCGCGTTCAATTTCTCCACGTTTGCGGAACACTGCAGGCCCGAGGTTTCGGGTGTGGTTTGGTGAGGGAATGTCACCCAAACTATTTCCGAGGGCGTTGTTGGTTTTGCGTCCGGCTGATTCCCAGATTGCAGCTCCTGCGTTCATCTGCTGAATGTAGATGAGAGAGGTTGCTTCACGGCTTGCGTCGACTTTTAATTTGACACTGGAGACGGCTTTAGCGATGTTGAATGGAAACTTTTTGGAGCCGCCTTGAGTCCAGTTGCGAGCCATACCCGACAGGTATTCCCGTTGGTATCCGCGTTGTACTTCTTGGATGGCGGGTTGCGCAATGCGGGTTGCGTTGGCGACAAACTCTTTACGGAGTCCAGGCTCAACCTTGTTCAAAGACCGAATGGCTTCTCGAAGTCCCGAGACCTCGACCGTTGTGTTTGTTGTCATTTGCGTCTCGCTTTATTTATGACGTCAATCACAGTATTCATGTCTTGCATTTCAAATGGTATTTGTGGAGGCCACCAACCAGTCTCGACTAGCAGTTCTGCTAGTGATCGTGAGTAGGTGCCTCCTCGGTGGGGTTTGTTGGTTCGTCCGCAATGACCTCTATGCCGACCAGTTTGCGACAGTAATCTTCAAAGATTGCCGGTACTGGAATTGAGTTTATTTTGCAGGATTCAAAGGCCATGAACGCCAGGTCTTCCATGCCTACGCCTGTAGCGAGGTTGGATGCCTTTTGTTTAAACTTTCTTTCCCACGCAATAATGACGTAAAGGTTGGTTTTAACTTCGTATGAGGTTTCGTCTGTTGTGACTTTGAGCGTGAGTTGCATTGTGGGTTTTCTTGTTTAGACGGTGACGTCGCGAACCCAGGTGCCGCCAGTGAAGGAAGCCTCTACGGTTGCGAGTTCACCAACTGTTGAGTTGATTGGGGTGAAGGATGCGAGCATTGCGTTTGTGATGACATACTCAGGGTTTGTTGCTGACTCTGTTGCGCCTGATGGCGAGATGGTCAAGATAGTCGTGCCGGTGCCTACACAGGATGCAAGGATTGCCTCGACCTCGGTTGCCCCGTAGGAAAGGAAGAAAGTGATTGACACTTCTACCGATTGGAGGCCGCCAGTGAAACGATGTCCAGTGTCACCGAAAGCGGTTGACTCGAGGGAGTCCTGACCGATGGTGATTGCGCAAGCGTTCGCCTGGTCACTGAGATCAGTTGTTGTTGCACCCTGGGTAATGCCAATGGTGGCGTTGGATAGGAATGTTGTTGTTGCCATTGACGGCTCCTTAATTTCTCCGCACTGCTATTGCAACAGTGAGGTCGTATGTGGGTATGTCTTGCCCGCCGTAGTTTGCGTTGCCTGGACGGGCATCGGTGACTGCGATGGAC